GCGCAACCGACGTAACGCCGTCTTGCGAAGCTGAAATTGACCGCTTAGGCGAACTGAACGGGCCGTTTTTCGTTGTCGTTTATCCCGCCGACCCGATTACAATTATTTACGCAATCGTCGCAATCGTCGTCGTTGCTGCGGTCGTTATGGCGGCGCAACAGCCCCCAATGCCGACGCTTCGCAACACGCAAAGCCAAAGCCCAAACAACGAACTTTCGGAACGTTCGAACAAGCCACGGCCAAACGGGCGTATTCCTGATATTTTCGGAACAGTTCGTTCAACCCCCGACCTTATCGGCGTTCCTTACAAAATCTTCGAAAACAACGAAGAAGTCGAATACGCTTATATGTGTATTGGGCGCGGTTCGTATGCTGTAAGCGACATTCGCGACGATACAACGCTTTCAAGCGACATTGCCGGAACGTCGGTCGAAATTTACGCGCCTTTTACTTCGCCGAATTCGGGCCATTCGCCGCAATTGCGTATCGGTTCCGCTATCAGTACGCCGGTTTTGAACGTCGTTCGTTCGAATGCTGTAAACGGTCAAGTATTACGCGCGCCAAATGACCAAAACATAAAAGGCACGAACAATATTCGTTTCGTTTATCCGAACGAAATTCAAACTTCAGCGTTCGACTTTACCGATAAATTCGGCGCGGGCGACGTGTTGACAATTTCGGGCGCTTCCGAATCGTCAAGTTATGCCAGCGAAACGCAAACAATCATTGCGTCAAGCGACGGTTCGTTTAAATTTTCAATTGCAAGTTCAACGCTTCCGCCGTTGTATGCGGCGGGCAAAGAAATTCAACTTACCGGCGCTTTGTTCAGTGCAACCGACCCCGACGGGTTTTGGTCAACAAGTTACGATTTGTCGGGCTTTTATACAATCGCTTCGGTAAATCTTATTACGGTTCCGCCCGACGGCGAAACGACTTTTACGACAACTTATTTTTGCCGCGTTGTTCTAACTTCACCCGCTTCAATTAACCCAAGTTGGGCTTCAGCGAACGGCGTTACGTCGAAAGACGTTGGCGTTAGAATTCCGAACGGCGTTACGTTGTTTGACTTGTCGGGAATTTATACGATTCTTTCGGTTTCTTCCGGCATCATTGCACTGTCAAGCCCCGCCGCTGTTAATGGCGCTTGGGCGACGATTGGAACAACGGCATATTTAAGCCCGACGCTTTCAACAAGCGGTTCAAAATGGGTCGGTTCGTTTGTTTTGGATTCGGCGAACCTTTCGCAAATATATTCAAACTTCGTTGCGTTGAACGGTCTTTATAAAGACGATGGCAAAAATCAACAACGTTTCGACGTTACCGTTGAAATCGAAGTAACGCCGATTAACGCCGACGGTTCAGCACGCGGGGGCGCTGAAGCATTTCAAGCGACGCTTCAGGGTTCCGCCACGTATCGAAGCACGCGCGCCGTTACCTTGATGGCCGACCCGACCTTTACCGGGCTTTGCCGCGTGCGTGCCCGGCGCGTTACGCCTTCCGATTTGGCGTTTGAAGGTTCGGTTGTTGACGAAATTAAATGGCGCGATGTTTACGGCGTTGCGCCTGTTGCTGAATCACATTTTGGCAACGTTACGACGGTTCAAAGTATTACGTATGCAACAGCGGGCGCGCTTGCATTGAAAGAACGTAAGTTGAATATGCTTGTTACGCGAAAGATTCCGTTGCATATCAGCGGTTCAACGTTTACGACTGAATTATACGCGACCAACAAAGCCGACGAAATAATTTCGGCAATTTGTCTTGATTCGCGTATTGGCAACCGTCAAGCCGCCGAACTTGATTTTGCCAGCATATACGGCGCGATTGCCGAAGCGCGTTCATATTTCGGTAATAATGCGGCGGGCGAATTTTCTTATACGTTCGACAGTAACAACCTTTCGTTCGAAGAAACCGTTAAAGCAATTGCCGACGCTGTATTTTGCACGGCTTACCGGCGCGGCAATATTATCAAACTGTCGTTCGAAAAAGAAACCGACGATAGTACGTTACTTTTCAACCATCGTAACAAAGTGCCGGGTTCGGAAGCAAGAACAATTCGTTTCGGCAATCAAGACAACAGCGACGGCGTTTCGTTTCAATACGTTGACCCTGACGACGACGCTTTAGTTACTTATTATATCCCCGAAGACCGTTCGGCGGTTAATCCGAAAGAAGTTGAAAGTTTGGGCGTTCGGTCGAAACTTCAAGCATACTTTCACGCATGGCGACTTTGGAACAAGATTCAATTTCAAAACGTAATTACGGAATTTACGGCGACGCAAGAAGCCGACTTGCTTGTTAAAAACGATAGGGTTTTAGTTGCTGACAATACCCGGCCCGATACGCAAGACGGCGAAGTTATTTCACAAAATGTTTTGCAATTGACGCTTTCGCAAAACGTCAATATGTCACAATACGCCGGGTATTCAATCTTTCTTCAGCATACCGACGGGATGATTGAAAGCATGCCAGTAACAGCGGGCGCAACCGCCCGGCAAGTCGTTTTAAGCCGCGCCCCGCGCCTTCCGCTGGCACTTGACGACGATTTATACGCAAGGGCGACGTTTATACTTGTGGGCAACACGGAACCGCGCGAAAATGCGTTTTTGGTAAGCGAAAAATCGTCGCAAAGCAATTTTACTTCGGTTGTTCGTGCGGTCAATTACGACGCCCGTTACTACGGAAATGACAAAGATTTCATCAACGGGATTATCAACGCAAACGGCGATTACGTTTAAAGTTGCCCACAATAAGGAGTATTTAAAATGACCGTACTTGACGCCGATTCAGCAATTCAGCGATTCAAACAAAACGAAGAACGTGTTGATAAGTTCGTAAATCAAACCGGCACTTACACGACAAACGAAACGACGCCGCGAAATGTTGAAACCTTGTCGGCGTTTCTTATTCGCGTTGAAAGCGAAATTGGCGCGGCGGGTTCAATCGCAATAACGGAAGCAAACAAACAAGCCGCCGACGCTTCGGCTGTTCTTGCGGGAGTTAAAGCAACCGCCGCCGATACCGCAAAAACCGCCGCCGAATTGGCCCGCGATGCCGCAATTATCGGGGCTGGCGTTTACACAACTGAAGCGGCGGGCCGCGCGGCTGTTGCCGACGGCGCGGCGTTTAAAGTTCAAGGTTCCGGCGATATTGCCGCTTATGAATATCGCCGCGTTAATTCTGGTTCTTCGACGCTAATTGCGACTTATCCAAGCAAAGGATATATCGACGGCGGAAAAGGTACGGCGGGTACGGCAAAAACGGCGGGCGGCGCTGGTTACGACAGCTTCAACCCTAGTTCAATCGGTTCGGACTTGCTAACTTTGCAATCTTCGGTAAGTATTACAAAAGGTGAAGTCGGCAACCCGATAACCGTTACCAAAGTTGCCAATACGGGAAGTTCAACTTGGTTTGGCGTTCATATCAAAATTTCTTATTCTTCACTTTCTGAATTGAACAAGTTGTTCAATTTTAACGTTTTGACTGTAGCCGGAACTGTCCCAAATACGCTAAATATTCTTTCAGGTGCGACCGACTGGAACCCTTCAAATTCGCCGGTCGGTTTGAATCTTACCGCTTCTTTGAATGGCGGCGCGGGCGTTAATCTTTATACAGTTATCATGGCTTCTCAATATGCTTCGGTTTATCAGGCGCGAACTGATTTACATATTGTCTTGGCTTATTTCAATCCTTCTTCAACTGCAATTGACGCCGCAACAGCAACTTGGACAATTCGCCCGTTTTTTGAAAGTTCTTTGGACGTAATCGCCAATAAAGTAACGGCGGCGCTTCGTGCCGAACTAACTACGGCAAGCGTTGCGCCGGTTAAAACAAAACTTGACGAAGTTTCGGCGTTTGTATCGGCTTCGAAAGTGCCGATTACCGACATTTCCGGCGTTAAACAGTTTCCAGCTTCAACTGTCACAATAGACAGCACTTATACTTATTCTTACGAAGGTGCGGCGGCTGTTGATATTGGTTACGATGTTACTTTATTGAATACGCAAGGCTATTCGTATTCAAGAGCTAAAATTTTCAACGATTATGCAACCGAAGCGGCAAATAAAAAGTTTCGCGTCTTTATTAAAACTGACAACAAAGACGCCGTTATTAGCTTGCTTTTTACTTCAGGCGCTTCATGGGGGCCGAACCCCGGCAATGCAATTGCACAAGATACAACGGTTACGTTAAACGCTGCTAACAATTATTCGGCATTTGTTGACATTGATTATTCGGCAATGGCCGCGTTTTATGCGGTTTCGGGACGAAATCAAGTTGGGTAT